CTCCTATCTGGCCGGTCTGCGGACGGTTCTTGACGGGGGCCATATCCGAACCATATACCAGATCGCTCATTCGGTCGGTCACCAGATAGGTGTAGGAGCATTGATCACTCGCGTTACCTTCCTTGCCAGCGGGGTCCCCCCATACCGATACCTTGACGGGGAATAGCAACTGCGTCGGCGGCATCATTGTCACGTACCGCGCCTCGGGGGGCACGCTATTGTCCGTGATGCGGAATACGACCATCTCCACGCCGTCCGATAGCAGGTGGTTCGCATTATTCGGCAGCTGCGTCTCCCACAAGTTCGTCACGGTAATCGCGTCGGAATCGGGGTAGGTCTCATCCTCCCACGCCAGTACAATATCCGAGGAGAGGAGCTTTTGCCGCTTTACGAAGTACCTAGCGTCTGAGTAATCACTCAGCTGATCGCTGGAGTCGATCTCCCCGACGAAGAAGAAATCCCCTTCACCACCGAGGGAGATATAGACGGTGTTACCCTGCTCGGTGACGACGATAGGCGATTGCCCCGAGACGTTCTTAATCCCGTCCTTCAGTTGGTTGAGGTGGCCTGCGGAGATCGACGGCCCCGGCTTGAAAGGCTCGATGGGATTGAAGTCAGCCATAGCCTACCACCCGCTCGGGTCGAGCACACTGAAGGAGGTATCGCTATACGGAGATTCGCCGTTAGCGGCAACCACGACCGTCCACGTCGGTGAGGCGGCCCGTTTATCCAGAAAGATGTTCCACGAATGCGCGTGTTTGTAGGAGAACTTGTAGGCGATGGAGTATATCGTGTTGCCGTCGCCGTCGGTGCCCTCGCTAAGATCGGCCCCAAGCAGTAGTAGCTTCCCCGCCCCGTAGGAAAAGCCCTTGATCGTCGTCGCCCCGGAGTTTACCTTCCCCTGCGCGTTCAGAATCGTCGTCTTGTCGCCAGCCGTCAAGTTCGCCGTGCGGCCCGAGAGAATGATAGTAGCGGTAGGCACCACAATCACCGCCGATACATCCTTACGCGCCACGTCGCCGGTAATGGTCCCCCATCGCCACGTGCCCTCTCCGAGGGTAATAGCCTCGCCCCCGGCGCTCCACCGCTCTTTCCATTTACTCCAATCCTCGTTGACTTGGCCCTCGTTCGTGAACGGGCGGAAGTCCGCCGAGAGCATGGCGGTCTGTGGGCCGCCCGCGCCGGAGTCGGCGTCGCCGAATGGCTCGACCTTGACCTGATAGCACACGAGGTTCGATAGGTCCGAATGCTGGGAGCCTAATAGGGCGTTCTTACATCCGTTCCGCAACGCCCAAGAGCACGTATACTGAATCGTCGCCTGGGCATCATCGGTAGTGAAGTTCTCCCCGTACCCCTCCCACTTCATCGTCAAATCGCTTATTACTCCGGCCATAGTTCTACTCCGTCACTGCGTTCCGTTGTTTCGTTTCAGCCTTCTCCAATAACTTTTCAATACGCTTCGACACGTCCAGATGCTCCTTCGACACCTTGAACTCCGGGGACATTACAGCGCCCTGAAGCTGCCGATGAAGGTCTTCGATGCCCTGCGTTTGTCCGCCGAGGGGGGCGGCGTCGTGGGCAGCCTTCTGCTTGATAGCCTCGGCGATTATGTCAGCGGACTTCTGGACCTCCGGGGGAATCTTGCCGCCGTAGGCGTCGGAGAGACGCTGCTGGCGCTCGCGACGTTCCCACTTCTCCCGCATCTCTGTCGGCATCAGGCTTCGGGCCGACTGCGACATGGAGGCGATCACGCCCATGCGCTGCTGAAGCTGCGACCTGCGGGCCTGCGCCGCCTTCATCGCCGTCTCCTTCGCCGTCCGCTCCGCCTCCTCCATGTCCCGCTTATTCCAGTCAGCGTTGACGGCAAACTGCTCGGCGCGGTGCTTCTCCAAGATAGCCGTCTTAGCCGCCTCGGTGCCATCGAAGGCGCGTAGCTCCTCCGCCTGCTCCAGCTTCAGTAGCTTCAACGTCCGCTCCCGCCCCTCCGCCTCGGCGGAGAGCCGGGCCTTCGCGGTCTCCAGCTGGATACGCACGAGAATGTCTTTCTTCTTCCGGGCGGTCTGCGCGTCCTCGGCGGCCCAGACCTCGCGGAGCGCTCCCATCTCCCGATTGAAATTCTCCTCAATCCCCCGACGGGCCTTCATATCCTCCCCACCGAAGCCGAGCGGACCCAGCGCCTTTTGCTTACTAGATCGGAGCTTCCCCGCCGCCTTCTCCCGCTCTATCCCAATCGCCTCGGCCTCGCTCCCGGCGATGCGGGACGCCTCGGCCTTCAGCGCAGCGATGCGCTCGTTAGCCTCTATATTGACGAGGCTTCTGGCGTTCCGCCCCGCAGCGGCCTTCTCTCGACTCAGCGCCGCTGCCCGCAACTTCCCAGCGTCGGCGATATCTTGCTTGAGAGCGTTCTGCTTCTGGATAGACGCCTCCCGTAATACACTCGCCACATTCCCCTGAAGCGTCCCCTCAGTCGCCGTATTCTCCAACCGGATGAGGTCCTTCTCGTTAGCCTGTTCCTTCTCCAGCTGCTTCTTAAAAAGGGCCACCCGGTTGGCCTGTCGGGCAGAATCGCTTATGGAGGAGGTTTCCTTATCCCGCACGCCCCTTAGCTTCTCGATCTCTTTTCTCAGCTGCCGCATCCGACCCGTCAGCCGCATCGCATCCTCGCCATCCTTCTTCAAGATAGCGTTAAGTTTAGCTGTTTTAGCAGACATAATCCCGACCGCTACGCCTACACCAACGATAGCGACGGCGAGTGCGCCAAAGGCGATAGCAGCAATCGGGGCTGCCACCGCCAGCCCACCGATAGCTAAGAGCCCCTTCGCCCCGGCAAGCTTCATAATCGCCGCGAGATGAAGAAACTTCATCTTAAGCGCAGAGAGGCCCATCTGGAGCGCTCCCTTTAGCCCCACGGCTCCGATAGTTAGCTTAAGGGAGGCGAGCCAGCCGTAATTAGCGGCCGTCGCCGTAGTAGCCGCGAGGGCCTGGCCCAGCATCGCAATCTTCAGCGCGATAATCGGCTTTTTCAGGGCGGCGACTACGATAGTCCCGGCGCTCAGTACCGCCGTAAGGAGAAGCACCTGCCCGATCACGCTCTTAAACGGGCCAAGTACCTTGAGCAGTGCGGAGAATAGCTCGCCAATCACCTTAATGGTAGGCATAATCGCCTCGCCGACCTCAGTGAAGAACCGCTTGACCTCCTGCGTGATCTGCTTGAAGCGGAACGATACCTCCGCCGACGCCTTCTCGAACTGCTCCATAGCCCGACCCGCAGAGTTAGCTACCAGTTGTACGTCGCCCGTCACGCCAGCCAGATCCTGCATTGACGCCAGCACGGCCTTCATACCTCGGATGTTCGGGAAGAGCACGGCCACGTCGGCGGCGTCCAGTCCCTGCATCTTCTTGAACACGCCCACGAGCCCGTCCGCTCGGAGGGTAGCCGTACTTAGCTCGAAGCCCAACTCCTTCGCCCGCTTCGCTCCCTCCTCGGAGGGCTTGAGGAAGGAACGAATAGCGCCAACTACGGCCGTCATCGCCTGATCGGCGGAAATACCCGCACGGGTAGTCGTGGCGATTACGGCCAGCAGCTCGTCGAGGCTAACCCCCGACTGCGCTGCCGTTGCCGCGACCTTACCGATGCTAGACGCCAGCTCTTCCATCGTAATCGTACCGCGAAGGACGGTGGCGGAGAGCTTATCGGTAATAGACACGGCCTCGGATACGTCCATCTGATAGGAGTTTAGAATCGTAGTAACCGCGCTAGCTACCGTCGCTACGTCCGTGAAGCCGCCGACCGCCGCGATAGCCGAGGCCCTCAATACATCGAGCGCCTGCGACGTATCCACACTCGCCGAGAGGATATCGTAGAGCCCCTTGGCGAGGGTAGCGGTACTCTGCCCAAACTCCACGGCCATATCCTTGACCGCCGCCGTATACTCCTCCATGAGCGGGAGCGTCTGCGTGTCCAACATCGTAGACACCATCGCCATCTGATTGGAGAACTTCGCCGCCGAGAAAGTAGCCGCCGCAATAGCCGCGCCGGAGATAAGGAACGCCTTTTTGGCTACAGCCGCGATCTTAATCAACCGGGCATTCGTCGCCTGCAGGTGCTTCTTCATCGTCTCCAGCTGAGTAAGGGACGTACCCATACCCCGCAGGCCGATTTCGGCATATAGGTCGGCGATCTTCTTAGCCATACGCCATGCCTTTCCGCTCTACTACCCGGAGGGTAGCCCTCTACTTGGCGAATACGCGAGCCGGGGTTACTCCCTTCGAGTAGTCCCGGCGTGTCCGCGTGATCCGCCCCTTACTGGTGCCGTTCAGATACGCGGGTATCTCCGAACAATCCTTCACCCTCATATTGAACTGCGTCACGGACCAATCCAGAATCTGCTCGACGCTCACCTTGTAGGTGAACATGAGGAGGGATATTACGAAGTCCCACCTGAATCGGTCCCCTCCACCGGGGGGCTTGCGTCCCCTCCCTCGTCGGCCTTGGTGAGGGAGTCGGCGAGTTGCTTCAGTTCGTCCCTCTCCACCTCGGTGAGCAGGTCCGGAACATCCTCCAGCTTAATAGCCGGGTCGGTCTTGATCATCGTCCGCCAGAGCATATAAACCAGACCCTCGGGGGACTCGGACTCCTGCGTTAGCTCAAACGCGCCGATGGTCGTATTGGTGATATTCGTCAAGACGGCCACACGATCCACAGAGTCCATATCCTTCCCAACGCCCGCCGAGAAGTCCCGAATACGGGTGGACTTGATATAGCTCTTGAACGCCAGATAGTCTCCTACCGTCAGGGGACGTACCTTCCACTCCCGGCCGCCCAGCGTAACCATCGGCCCGGTTCCAACCGCCTTCTCTAAGCTATCCGTCATATTGCCTCTCCTTCTTCTCACGCTCCGCCGTTAGTTAGGCGATATCGCTGTGGAACAGATCACTCGTGCCCTGGAATGTCAGGGTCTGCGTTTCGATCCCGTCTACCGTTACCGACGGGCTCTGCCCGATACAGTGGGCCTCGCCCTTCAGTACCTGTTTGGCGTTAAGGAATAACCGAAGGTAGGCTTGCCCGCCCACGTCGGATTCCTGAATCTGGGTATCCGAGTCTACGTACATCTCGATAGTGCCGGTCCAGCTCTTCAGCCCGGCCTTAAACTCGCGCCAGCCCTCCGAAGTAAAATCGGTTGTGTCCAGGGTGTCGGCTCCCACATCCATGCCCCATGCGTGGGTGCGATACCCTACATCGCTCAAGATGCCGTCCCAGAAATCGCTGGTGACATCCGAGTAGTAGGTGCCCCAGAGCACCGCGCCGTCATATCCCGCAATCGGCATGATCTCCTCCTCCCGCCCGTGCGCGCGAGCGCACGAACAATTCAGTTGTTAGACCGCGAACAGATCACTCGTGCCCTGGAAGCCGAGGCTCTGCGTCTCGACGCCATCGACGGTGACGGCCGGGTTCCAGGAAGTAACGAACGCCTTGCCCTGTAGCTTACTCGTGCCGTCGAGGTCCAGCGTGATCGTCGCCAACGTACTGTTGCCTACGTCGCTCGGGACGATCCGGTTGGTCGAGTCTACGTACATCTCGACGGTGCCTGACCAGCTCTTCAGCCCTGCGATGAACTCGCGCCAGCCCGCGCTCGTGAAGTCCGTCGTATCAAGCGAATCCGCCGAGATGTCCGTGCTCCACGCGTGGGTGCGGTACGCCACGTCGCTGTCAACAATCGTGCCGAAGTCTACGCTGCCGTTAAAGCCCGCAATAGGTGCCATGTGTCCCTACCTCCTCGGTAGTTAGAACAGAGTCCGCTCTGTCCATACGTTGAACTGCGCGTATCCGTTCAACTCGGCGAAGGTCCGCGCAGCTCGGAACTTCGCAACATTCTTCTCATCCGAAAGCAATGCCTTCGGCTTGATTTCTACCAACCGCTT